TAGTGCCGCCCATCGTCAGGAAGTTATTGTTGCCAAAACTGACAAGGCATTGGACAAAGGAGCTGTTGGGCGTTGGGATGTACGGCTGGTTATGGAAGACAACGGGCAAGGTGCTGCCCAGTGAGCTAACCACTGTGACATTGCCACTGGTTGTCAACGCACCGGCAGCAGTCACGGTAAAAGAGTTGGTTGCTGTGGTGACCACAGTGAACGTACCGTCAACGCCGCCGCCGGATGTGTAGTCCAACGCCAGCGATTGGCCGACGTAGTAGCCGTGCGCCGTGGCGTTGATCGTAACGACAGTGCCGGTTTGAGTGTATGTCGTCGTGAGGCTGGTTAGCTCAGCCGTTAATCGTGCCTCAATGGTGGCGCGGATGGTATTGAGATTGACGGATGCCATCAGTCTTGTCTCCCGATGCGCCTAGCTTGTTGCTGTGCCCATGCCGTCATTTCACGGGCTATCAGATCAGTCCAACCGGGTCCATTGGTTTGGATGCTGCTTCCACCTCCAGGGGTAGCCCACGTTTCTACATCGCGCTTAGGGTTATAGCGAGTTTCGGTTCTGCGTCCTGAACCCGGCGCCCCATATGCCAATTTTTCGGCATAAGGCAGACTGTTATGAATGTGATATACACCTCCGGCTCGCTCTGTCGAATAATCAAGTCGCAAAGGAGGTTTCAACGCATTTGGGTTACCCTGCGGTCCAGCGTCAAAACCAGGGGTTCCCTGTTCACTGATCGCCCAGCTAGCGCGAAAGCGTCCGGTATCAACAGGGCTTTCTTGCTTTAGCCTGCTGTCTGTTTCAAACACAACCACCCGCAGTAACTGCTCAAACTTCTCTTGGGAGTAGCTGCCAATCTGCGATAGGTTGATGCGTCGTGCCACTATGCCCTCAGGATTAGCTCGTGCGTAATAGCCGTGTTGTCCTGTTCAATCGTAGTGACCCTAATAATCTGATGGCTCACGCTGCTGATCACTACACGGTCAGCCGTGCTAGGTGCTGCTGCTAGGTCTGCTGCAGCTACCGTCAGTTTCTTGTCGCTTGCTTGAATCAGCTCGTTCACCTCACGAGCGTTCACATCCTCAAGCACGCCACGCACTGCAGTGTCAGCAGTGGTTTCTGTGATGGCGCCAGTGGTTGTGTTATAAGCCCCTGGAGTCACTACACGAATTGTTACTTCACCACCAAACTTTGCCATCAACTTGCTGGCGACTTTGCGTAGCGGCGTCGAAAGGCTCATGCTGCAAACACCCGCACAGGCTGCTCTGGATTGACCACATAATCCGCCCAACCCTCAGGCAAATCACCCATGAAGTTGACGTGCCAGCCGTCCAGCACGGTGGGAGCGGTCACCACGTTGCCTTCCTCGTCGTACTCACCGCCGATGGTGATGGTGCCAATCACATCCAACGCATGACCGTGGCTGGCGGTGATCCAGGTGTCGTCTTCGGTGCGGTAGTCAGCCAGGACGGTGATGGCCGTGGCTTCATCGGGGAAGCGAAGAAAATGGGTCATCGGGTGATCTCCTGGAGGGTGCTGTTGGCAAGGCGGGAAGGCCAGTAGGTGAGGCGGCGGATGGTGCCGTTGAGCAGAAAAGATCCACCAACTAATCCCCCAAGCGTCATGGATGACATTGACGGAAAAACAATGGAGGTATCGTCACCGCCAGAAGACAGCTGCCCGTTTGATGCTTGCCTACCGCTGGTGGCAGAAACCCCAAGAGCAAACTTATTGACGCCAGTTCCAGTCCAGATTGCTCCGTTTCCAGTCGCTCCATACTCATCTGCAGAAGCCGTGCGAATACGGGCAACCGGCTGTGAATCAGCCTGGCGGTAATGAGTAATGCTGTCGTTAAAAGATGCTCCAACGGTATAAACGTATCCGGTATAAGCGGCTCCAGTGGAGGATGCGGCTTCGGAATAGATGGTGGACTGACTTGCGTTAAACCAGGAGCTGAAGTTCGCCCCCGTGATGCTGGCCACGTCTGCACTGCGGGTGACCGTGGCGGTTGACGTTGGGATGACGCTGGTGGCAAAGGCACCTTGCTCTAGCTGAGGCATCCCGATGCGAAGGGTGAAATCAATCGCGGTGTTGCCTGCAACGGTAATGTTGATGGGCAGTGTAACCACGCCGACCGTTCCGCCACCTGATAGTGTTCTTGTTGCAGTAGGACGTTGTGTGATTAACGCTGCGGATGTAGGTGCAGTTTGACTATAAAAAGCACCGGTAACAAATGCGCCACCTGCGGTGTTTTCAATCAAGCCAAGTTGCCAGTTGGTAGTTCCTGTCGTGCTTCCTGCCGCTAGCTTCCAATATGTTGAAGCCGTCCATGTTTGAGCCGTAGCGGCAGTTGCATTGACAATGCCAATCGCACACGCACTAGGGCTGGCAACAGTTGTACCGTTGAAACGGTAATCAATGTAATTGATACCATTTTCGACTCCAGCGCCAGCAATGCTTATTGTTAGGCCATTGCTTTGAGCCGTGGCGTAGACCCATCCAGTAGGGTTTGTCCCCGGCGTACCGGCAACCGCCCCAACCATCGTGTTATTGGTGATGCTGTTCGTCCTCTGCTCCTCCACCAGCAGGCCAAGGCTTTCGCCGGTCGTGGGGTTGTGGTCGAACCGTGGGGCGCTGTTGATCGTGCTGGTGGTGGGGATGTACTCGCCCACCGTGCTGGATTGCTCTAGTTGGGCTCCCCAGAGATAGAGACCAGAGGTACCGTTTCCGGTGTAGACAATGCTTCCGGTGCCATCTGCAAGGCGCAAAACTAAACGCCCTGTAGTTAAGCTGCTGCCAATAGAACCGGTGATGCTTACTCGGTACCAGCCATCTCCGACATTCGCAATACTAGCTACAGCCCCAGATCCAGTTCCAGAGCTGGTTGCTAAGATTGTTCCGGTTCCAAGGTTGAAGCTACCCGCAACGTAATTGGCGCTATCAGTACTTGAAAACCAAATATCTCCTCGTGAGCGCTCTTTCGTTTTGACATACAGAGATGCTGTATATGTTCCGTTGGCGATGATTGTTGCGTCTTGGATCAGTGGGTTGTGCGTTGCAGAGGCTGATGTGTCTTCAATGCCAGTATCTGCGGATAGTGTCCCGTTGGGTGCGGCAATAGTATTGGCAGAGACAGTTGCCCGCACCTTTGTCCAGCTTGCATTATCAAACTCCTCACTCCTGAGCAGCAGGTTCGTCGTCGCGGTCTTGATCAGCCCGTCGCTGCCCACAAACGTCCCACTGCTGGCGCGGGTGAAGGTGACAAGGCTTTGTCCACTGGTGGCGTCAATCAGGCTCTTGTTGTCGGCAAAGCGCAGATCCAGACTTGGCGTAGACCGTGCCGCGCGTGAAACAGAATCACGCACCCAAGACGGCGCTAATGCACCACCCGGCGCAACTCCAACGCGAAAGACAGCGGAGCCGCGCATCAGATACCAGCCTCCAGCGTTGCAACACGAACCTGAACAGTGCTGGCCGAAGCCGGCGTGTAAGCACCCTTCGTTTCAAGCTCGCCGTACAACGTGCTGCTGTTTGCCGCCAGTTTGATCAAACGACCCGGATAATCGACTTGGGTGTACAGGCTGCTGCCAAAATCAACCGGCGTCGCAAAATCAATGAAGCCGGCATAATCACTGCGCTCACCGCTGACCAGATCAAAAGCAGCGTTATCAGCAATCGCGGTGGGGCTAGCGGTGTAAAAGTGCAGGCGGTAGGCGCCCATGCCGCTGATCACTGCGGTATCACTAAAAACAAGGCTAACCGACTGAACCAACACGTAGCCACCAGCGGGGCCAATGCTGCTAAAGGTAAGAATTGCCGAGCCACCCGTGTCGCCAACCACATCACCAGCGGTATAGGCGGTGGTATTACTGGGCCGCGTGACGGTAACGACGGAGTGAAAAGCTGTACCGGCAACACCCATTGAATAAGTGCCGTCATTCCGCCGCCTTGCTACGGAATCATTCCCTGCGGGTGAGATAAGAACCATGATCAGCTCCGGCGAATGGAGAAGTTGCCCGGTCCACTAATTCTAAGCCCAGTCAGATACCGCTCAAACAAGGGCGGCACCTTATCAGCACCCACGGCACCGAACATAACGTTCGGCGTCACATCAAGGCTACCGATCTTGACATTCTTGTAATCCTCTAGACCGCTCAGCCCAAGCGCATCCGTATTGTTGTGCAAAAACACTGCCAGCACAACCTGGGCGTACTTGACTTGAATCGGGATCTCAGTGTCGGTGAAGTAATCCGTGGAGATCCGAAACGGGAAACCGACTGTGTAGGTGTTGATATAGGTGTCTGGCTTGCGCACACCAGTACGCGGCCATTGCAATGCCTGCGTATCAGTTGCACGAGCACCTAAAAAGCGTTCACGGTCTAGCCGTTGCGTGGCAGTAAATAGTGCGCGGTTGCGACTGTCAGTGTTGCCAGTGTTCCAGTGTTGGACGTCATCGTTCTCCACAAAACCATCAACGATCGTCTGGGCGTCCGCCAGAGTCAGATAAGAGTTGGCGCTTGCCGACCCGACGGTTGCGACGATTACTACTGCCATCGTTGGGTGGCTCCTTTGGTTCTAGTGTAGGCGCAGGCTCCGCAATAGAAAGAGAGGCTGCTTCCGTAGAAGCAACCTCACGATCACGCAGTCGCCGGAAAGCGAACAGCCCCATCAGGCGTTAGCGCCCTTGATTACAGCAAAGCTAAGCACAATGGCTTGGCTAAGCGAACCACCAGACACGTTACGCACCGTGACCGCAAAGGATCCCGCTGCAATAGCGTTGGCTTCGATGGTATAGGCACCGGCAGTGCCCGCCGATGAGTGGTTAACGATCACAACGTCATTAGCAGCAACAGTGCTGTTGGTGACGGTGAAGCTAACGTTGGTGGCATCAGCGAGTGATGCGTTGTGCATGGTGATCGCCCCACAAACTTTGTTGAGGGTGACACCAGTGGACTTGCTGGTGGCTTGGGTAACCGCACCACCCGAGCCGCTGACATAGCCAATGGCACTGCCAGCAGTTACTTGAAAGAGGGAAGCCATAATTAGTTACCTCAATCGAAGTTAGAAGTGTTGGTCGAACGCACGCAACCAATGTTCTTGGTTTCGTACACCTTCGACCAGTTGCCGATGGTCTCCAGTTGAGCACGGGTCGGGTTGACAGTGCTCACGCCCCACTTGGCACCAACGGGGTGGTAGCAGTAGTGGAGGTCGATCGACATGGCATCGCTCTTGGCGAGGATGTCACGGTCAGTTTCCGTCTGAAGAGCCAGTTGCTCACCGCTAGCGACAGCGCCGTTGGTGAAGAAGTAAGTGGCATATTCAGTGGAACCGCCACTGCCTGCGGTCTGCACATCGTCAGAGACGATCACACGCAAGCCCATGTACGTTGGCACGCTGGCGTCACCGCCGTAAGCGCCAACAAGGGAGCCACCGGATTGAGTGGTGGTAGTGCCACGAGCTTCAAGAGTGGACACGTAGTCGATCGCCTTGCGCTCAACGAGGTCGTAATAGACCTTGCTGTGCATACAAATGGCGGTCAGCTTGTCACCTTGATCGCCCAGCAGGCTGCGGGCTTCAGCAACGTGCCGAGGGGACAGCACGGTTGGGGTGTCAGCGGTCAGACCATCAATCGTCAGATCGACGAAGGATGCGCTGTCGTTGCTGCCCAGGCTGCCAAACACACCAGCCAAGCAGGACAGGAGGTCCTTCTGGCGCTGGTTAGCAATGTAGTCAGCAA